ATCTTACCACCCTGAACTCGAGAGTTAGAGAAATTTTTAAACAGGCTGTAAATTACAGCTATACCAGTTTGATGTCTTAGTCTAATAGAAACTCCAGGCTCTCTTGATGTCGTCTGAAGTCCCATCATTTCATTTTGAATTCCAGAAGCATCCTTCATTCCCTGACTGCACGTACCATCAAAGGTTTGGTAGACAGTAGAGATTGCAGGCTGTTTTTCAAACTTGTATCTCTCCATCCCACCCTTCTGTAATTCCAGATGGAATGTGGGTTCACTACCATGCTCATCATACTCATCTATGTTAAGTATCACACCTGCCTCATGCACAAGGATACCCTTTGGTAAGGTCTGCAGAAGATGTGACAACTGCCTCCGCATTGTGTTAAGACCTTTCTGTGGGTCCTTCATCATTGTGATTACGCTAAACCAAGCATTCTTCCCCTCATTCTTATAAGCACCATACAGGACACTTGGATACATCTTACCACCACCAAAGGTATAAGGATTCTTCCCTCCTTCGATATAATAATTACTAATAAACAGGCAATATCGAATTTCCTTAACAAAGGAATCATAATGTTCTATTGGATCATCTGTCTTGAATATCCTACCATTCTCATCAACTGGAATACCCTCTTTCACCATCTTAGCAAACTTCCTATACTTAGTAGGTTCCAGATACTCTGGCTTCCCAGTCATTGGATTCATAAACCAGACAACCTTTATAAGCTCTCTGTACCAGGCCTCTACCAGTCTGTACTTATCCATTGCCTCATTGAAAAATTCTGGTGTATCCGTTTCACGACTGAAACTCTTTACACCAGACACTTCTAAATCAGGAAGATAAACTTTAAGCTCGTCCTCAGTTACCCACTGGTCAATGAAGTAATACCTTGCATCACTCATATCATACATAGTTGAGTCAGGATCTAAATGAAAATTGTCAGTTCTAATCCTCTTCGCTTTAATCTCTGGTTCAAAAGGATTCCCCTTATCAATATAGAAATGTAGTAAACTTCTCCCAGCTTTCAGAGTATGGTCGAAACAATCTTGCTCCCCCATGGGCATCTTCATCTGATTCCTGTAATGAAGAAGAGCACCATTCATTAGTTCTGAGAGTGGTTCATCCTCAGGACCAACAGGAAGAGTCTCAGGCATATAAGGATTCTGCGCTGCTGTGCCTACTAACATATTAATCTTAGGCATTATCTCATTATACACAGTAGCAGGCCGGTTAGCATCTGAAAGTTTTTGCAGATCCTCAGTTGAGTCTTGCTGACCAGCGTAGAAAGCATAATCCTCTTCCGCAGATTCTTGATGAGTAATTTCTGAGGTACTCTGCTCAGAGTTCTTTAACCACTCAGTAAGCTTCCCAACTAACTCATCCCTGCGTTTCTGCTCTTTATCTGATACTTTTGACATTTTGTATCCTTATACGTACATCCAGTTGTTTGTCCCATTACTATTAGACATTACAATTCCCGGCAGCGGATGCTTTCTTGTCCTTTTACTTCTCTTGTCTTTGGCCTTTGCCCACAAGTCAAAAGCACTCCCATAAAAATACTCACTAATCCCCAATGCATCAGCGATATTCGGTGAGGCTTCTCCCCGGCGTTTCATCTCTGGCTTACTCTCAACCTTCAACACCCCTCTCCCACCGTGGTCAGGATCATATGTAGGAATGGAAAGTTCATTTGCTAGTTCCTGTCCAAGATTAAGATTCAATCCACCAAATTTAACAGTGGTATCTGGAAACCAGTACCTACGATTTTGGCAATTCTCTCGCAGTTTCCACCAAAGCTCATCCCTAAGTCTGTGATACTTTGCAGGATCAGTCGAAGATGTAGAAACATTAACTTCGTGAGTAAATCTGGTTCCGCCTTTCTTCTTATACAAGTTATCAGCAACACCACCACCTACGCCAATACCATCCAGTCCTATTCCTTCTGCATCTGTATCCAGAAAGGTTTGCATGATATGCCCGGCGAGTTCCATGGTATTCATCTTCCTGAAGGTTCTCCAAGGATCAATCCTGTACCCCTGTCTCGGTAAGACGATACTTGCATCCTCTCCATACCGGGCAATATCTGCTGAGATATAAATGGGTTCATCTTCATCAACTACTTGCTCATTCCCAATACAAGAGATAGCCCAGTCCAAAGGTATTAACGTGTTCTCAGCGTCTACTGGCGGATTACCTGCTACCCTAATCCTAAACACGTTTGAATCCTCTCCATACTTATCCCTGAAGTAGTCTACCATATCAGGAACAACATTAGTAGAGAGTCTTGAATCCCAATGGAACCTAAGCCACCTCTTCTTTGTTTTTGGGTCAAAATGAGTTTCGTGAAAGTATCCTTTATTCTTTGTCGGATTTCCTATAAGGAGAACCCTGTTATCTTCCTGCGTCAATGCTCCCTCTAGCGGTACGAAGACAGGATCATTTACTCCAGATGCCTCATCAACAATAATGAACAGATGATCACCATGAAGTCCTGCAAGTGTTTCTGCCTGCTCCTCTTTACTTGCCTTTACCGAAGGAGAAATTGCTCTGGCCCACCACTCTTTCGGAGCATCCTTGTGGAACAACTTGTCCTTCTGAATTACAAACTCATCAGCAAAGTGTAAGTACCTATGCCACTTAGCAAGCTCTGACCAGAGAATATCACTTAACTGCCTACCAGTAGGAGCCGTAGCTGCAACCTTTGCAAATGGTCTTGTTGACATCCACCAGTATATAAGCCAAGATGCCATAGCATCCTTACCAGTTCCGTGACCGCTTCTAATAGTCGTTCTCTTCGCAGTACCCATTTGGGATAAGGCATCAGCTTGCTGACTGGAAGGTCCGTCAAATCCAACTATCCTATCCCAGTCAAATGCTTCTCTGACAAAGAGTAGAGGATCCTTCTTCCATTCCCTGAGTTTTCCTATCCCGTTAAGATTCACTTATTTACTTCCTATTTCATAATCAATATCTTTCCAAGCTTCATTAATTTGCCTATCAAGGTTATTAAGTTTTCTATTTCGTAATCTATCTGCTATTTTTATTGCTTCGTATAATTCATCCCTAATCTTACTTGCATCTCTTGACATGTTTCTGATAATACCATCAGGTCCTCTAAACTTATTCTCCAACGCTTTAATGGTATTCATATACTGCTCAACCTTAGGATCTGTAGTAGCTAACAGCTTTTCCATCTCAGTGTTAAGTCTTTCAGCATCATCAAGAGTATAACGTGGTTTATATTCTCCAGCATCATTTAAGATATTAAACTTAACCTTTGGGTTTTCCTCAGCTATTCGCATAATATCTTCTTTTATCTTACCAGATGCTCTGTGCTCATAATGATCCATGTCAACTGTCACACTCTTTACTGGTGTAGTCCCAGCGCTTGTGTGATACTTATTATGTTCTATATATTTACCTTTCTCTGCTGTAGGAATTGACATAACAACAGGATATTCTTCTACCCATTCTTTATTAAAATCAAGAGCAGACCCTGGTTTAAGACCTTTCTTTAAAATCCCCTCTATATTTCTTACGTCTGTACCGTGGAGAGCACCCCATCCACCAAACTTCTTTACACTGCCAGTACCGAACTTAACATTCTTAGCAGCTCCTCGTAATGCCTTGACAAGTATAGATCCAGTACTCATTACACACCAAACCCATCCGTTCCTTGTTTCTTAACTTCTTTTATCCTCTTCTTCTTCAATTCTCGTGCCCACGCACTGATAGTCATTAGGGCTGTCTCCTTAGTATCCTTAAGACACACAAAGTCCCACAGGTTTGTCTTCACGTTGTGTCCCTCAATAACAAAGGAGTGTGTCCACACAGTTGCCTCCTTATACTTCCAGTCTATCTCTTTAAGCCTAAACCCACTAATCGGGTTCCGTGCTACAGGATCTGAAAGATACACACTCAATCCTTTAACCATATTAAGAATACTGTCAAGTTTCCCTAATTTCATCTTACTTCCCCTAAGTCAAAGAGTCAAAAATTGACGTTATTACTTCTTCTACAGCTTAGGAACCCCGTCATCCTCCACTACTACAGGAGTAACATCAAGAATCTGCTCTTCTCTAACTGCTGTTCTTACTGTAAGATCCTCTTTCTCCAACTGCACCAGGAGTCCAATAAGTCCCTTGATCTCACTTGGCTTCCCCTCCATAACAAGTTCCTTATCCTTCAGAATCTTAAAGGCACCAACGAGATCCTTCAAAGGAGCATCATCTATCTTTTCCTGAGTAATTGCAGAAAGTACCCTGGCCTGGAGTGCAGTAAGTTCAAGCGCCTGGACAGCTCTGTACTTAACAAGTCCAGTAGCCATCTTTGTTAATTCTGCAACTCTCCGAGACAACGTTGGTACAGAGATGCCAAACTCAGATGACATATCCTGCATACTCAAACCCTGCTCACCTGCTTCCATCAAGTCATCAAAGTTAACTTCTTCCTTACCAACTCCTGGAAAGCCACCAGGCTTCTCCTGCATACTTGTATTCGGCATCTCCAACTCCTTTAAAGTCTACTTTTCACCGTACCTACATCCTAACAAACAAAACCCCAGGTGTCAAGGGAAATCTCAAGGTCTGGAACAGAAGGTCTGGCTCTTTGAGTCAAGCTTCGTAGAAGCTAAGTGCTAACTTTGAAATTTTGACTGTGGGAGAAAATATGCCAATCAATCTCTACTTGGACATCCCGTTGGGGCTTAGGGGGGTCTAAGTATAATTTTCCGTGCGTTCCTCCTTTGCTCTGCGTAGTATAAAAGGGGTGAAAATAAAAAGGTTGACAAAGTGGCATCCGTTTAGTAGAATGTATCTAACAATTGAATAGAACAGACCAACGGGGGACAGTCCGTATGACTCCTCAGCAGGGGATAGTTGAAAGTATTAATATCATCACCTAACCCAACAGATCTTTGACAACTGAATATTGACTTCCGAAACGCCGAATCGCAGACTATTCCGCAGAGGGATTGATAAGGGCGTAAACCGAACTGGTACTCATTTGTGAGTGTCTCATGCTTTCCGAAAGAGAGGGATTTAGTATGGATATTAAAAAAGAT